ACAAGGCCAGAAGAAGGAGATGAACCCGCTGAGATCACAGGAAGAATTGAGAGATACAAAGGTAGAGCTCTTCCAAAAGCAGACTCAGAGAATCTTCCATTCGGATATGAGAGCTTAAGATCAGTATCTGGGCAGCTGTCAGCACAGTTAAGGCCCATCTTTGATGAGATGCTTGGTACAATAGAGCCAGACACAACAGCTAGACAGGGCAAGGGCAGGGTTCTCGCTAACGCACTTCAGTCAATTGCTGAAAAATATCCCGATGATGAGGACGTTCAGGCAGCAATTGGGGCGATCTTAGGAATCAAGATGGGATTCGATGTCCCGTATGGCGGCGGTGTACCAGAAGTAGAAGAAGCTGGCGGCTGGTAAACATTTAATAGCCCGACGGCCATAAGTATAGTTACGATGGCAACATTAAAGTCTAAACAATTTAAAAAGAAGTACGCAGCTTCTATGGATAATGTACCTGAAAAAGGTGTGTGGTCCGGCAGGGGGATTGGAATCCCGATCGGCGGCGCCATGGGCGGCGGCGACGATTATAAACAAAAGATTGGTCACGGAAAACTACCAGACTTTAGAACTGGGAGACCAACTCAGGGAGCTGATTCTACATTCTCATCATATCTTGCAAGAGTAAATACAGGATATGATGATGTTTATTTAGATATTCCTATGTTTCCTGAGCAAGAAGCCGAAGACGAAGATATTTATTATGGTGATGAGCCTAGCCCAATTAGAAGTAGAAAGCTTCCAAAGGATTTTAAAATTAAGAGGCCAAAGATTCAAGGGATCAGAGAAATGACATTTAAAGATGACAATATTGTTAGTGATTCAAGATACTCACTTTTAAGTGTATTTAATGAAGGTGATGAAACAGTAGATGAGGGATTAGCTCAAGCTGCTGTGAAGCTTGTTCCGGCAGCGCTCAAGTCAGCAGGCATGGCAATTCCCTATGTTGACATAGTTTTGGGAACAGCTCTACTTGGATGGTCAATGTCTAAGATAAAGGGAGCGTCTGATTCTCTAGTCACAATGATAGCTGTTCCAGAGAATCAATTTGTTGCAGCTCTAACATCTGATAATGAGCAGCAGTGGCAAGATATCATGGCACTGGTTACTGTTGAAAATACAGACCCGATTAAAGAAGAGTTTGATAATTTTCTCTCTCAGCTTAAATCTATTATTTTGACGCTTATTCAAACAGTCGATTCTGTAGGAACGACTGCAGCAGGCTTTGCAGGCCCGCAAGCGGCAGTACCAGAAGAACTAGTGACAGTTCCTGCTGCAAATATTGCTACAGGTATTGCTGGATTTTTTGGAGAGATGATTCCTATTGAGCGATGGTTGTTTGATATGGCCACAAAAGGAGCGGGATATCTTGAGAAATATAGTGAGTGGATAAGATCACTCCGTCCCGAGACTGTTCAGAAATACATGTCAAAGCTAGAGGAAGGCGGAGGAATTTTAAGGGCAGTAATATTTTATCCCGATAGGGCATTTAGAAGACTTGGAGAATTTTATAGAGCTCTTCACAATCCAGAAGAGCTAACACCAGGTGATGTAGTTGTTCAAGGAACACTTGACAAGATCTCGAATGAAACAGGTGTAGAACTACCATCAGAATTACGCCAAGCAATTGCACAGACCGGAGGAGAACAAATGTCACTTGAAGAGCTTAGAAGCTTTATAAGAGAGTCTGTATATCCAGACTATCCATCTTATCACGCAGCACAGCCGACAGGATTTGAATACAGATCAGTTCCCGTAGTCATTTCAAAGGAAGATGCAGATTCTGATTTTGAAACATTAGATGACTATGACGAATTTGCTGTAGCATATAAAACCGACGGCGGAGTTGTCGCATATCAGGATAGAAATAAGCTTGTAAAAGAAGCTGCCCTTAGAAGTATAATTCGAAGGAAAATAAAATCTATTATATCTGAAAATAAAAAAAAAGAGAACTATTAGACGATGAAGAAGAAGATGATATCTCGAGAGAGGACGAACAAAATACGGTCGGATCAGGAAATATCGCAGGATGGATTGGCCCTCTTGGTACTGGATCTGGGCAGAGCTATGAAAAGCTTACTAAGCGAAACGCTAGCTTCTTTGGAGGTGGCAGTCTTGTCAATCCAGGCGCTCCTAATAGAATCGTCAAGAAAGCAAAAGAGTTTTCAACCGGTACGGCTGGAGGATCAAAGAAAAGGAGAAAGACTAAGAGAAAGAAAAATTAAAAACTAAAAATTAAAAACTAAAAACTAAAAACTAAATCTTGAACATTGCCCTATTTTGGGGTACCTTTAAATTGTGCTAAGCACAGACAAACTAAAAACTACATTATAAACATTGGAGTATAAAATGGCAGTTGATTTTGATGCAATTCGTAAGAAACTAGATCGGTTGAGTGGAACTAACAAGAATCGATCTTCAACATGGCGACCTACAGAGGGAGAGGAACACACTGTTCGACTGATCTCCTTCCCAGATAATGAGGGACAGCCTTTCAAAGAACTTTGGTTCTATTACAATATCGGAAAGGAAAGGGGACTTCTAACTCCTCATCAATTCGGTAATCCCGATCCAATTCAGGAGCTTATCAACAAGCTTCGCGAGGAAGGATCAAAGGAATCTTATGAGCTAGCTAAGAAGCTATATCCTAAGATGAGAACATATGCACCAGTAATTGTTCGAGGTGAAGAAGACAAGGGTGTACAGATCTGGGGATTTGGAAAGATGGTCTACCAGGCACTCCTTGGCTTGATGCTAGATGAAGATTACGGTGATATCACTGATCCTCTTGAGGGACGAGATATCAAAGTGGTTTGCTCTAAGCAGCCTGGAAAGAAGTGGGCAATGACTGAGGTTCGTCCGAGAGGAAAGCAGTCTCTTCTGTCTGAAACACCCGCACAGGTAAAAGAGTGGATGAGCAATATCCCGAACTTGGATGATCTCTGGGAATGTAAGTCATACGATGAACTTTCAAAGATCGTAAATGACTGGCTGGGAGAAGGTGAATCTGAATATGATTCAGGAAGCTCATCTGAAAGTACTAACACTACTTCGACCAATAAAGCTAAAACACCTCAGGGAACCGGATCTGGATATTCAAACATTGATGATGCATTCGCAGACTTGATGACAGATTAATATCTTGTTCTAATTTGATTAATCGAGGGGTCCTCTTTGGGCCCCTCGTTTTATATTGTAACAATGAACATTTTGTGCTATTGTTGTATATTTGAACTTGAGGATACAAATAGTGCCAGCTAAAAATAAAAATAAAAATAAAAATAAAGACAAGATAGAAGATTTCACTTCAGACTTAATCGTTGCTCTTAATAGAGAGCACGGAGCAAGAGTTGCATATAACTTAAGCGAAGATGAATCTCCAACACACGTTAAGCGGTGGATATCAACGGGATCCAAGCTACTAGACTATATTTGTTCAAATAGAAGGGACGGAGGGCTACCAGAGGGTAGAATTGTTGAGATATTTGGACCACCATCTATAGGGAAGTCACACATAGCCACACAGATAGCTAGAACTACACAACAAATGGGCGGCATAGCTGTGTATATTGACACAGAAAACGCCACATCAGTTGAAAATCTACAAATGCTTGGTGTCGATGTATCTAATAGGTTTGTATACGTCGATACTCACTGCACAGAAGAAGTCTTCAAAGTAGCAGAGTCTGTTATTCTTAAGTCAAAGGGAATGGATAAGGATGTTCCTGTCACAATAATTTGGGATTCAGTTGCAGCATCATCTCCAAAAGCAGAGTTGCTCGGTGATTATGATAAAGAGACAATAGGCCTACAAGCAAGAACAATATCGAAAGGAATGAGAAAGATAACCGGCGTCATTGGAGATCAAAATGTCCTATTCGTGATATTGAATCAGACGAGAATGAAAATAGGTGTGATGTTTGGTGATCCCACAACAACGCCCGGCGGGAAGGCAATTCCATTTCACGCAACTACAAGGATAAAATTAGGTGCTGGTCAGCAGATTAAAGACGGAGATGATGTAATTGGCATCCATGTGTCAGCAAAGACTATTAAAAATAAGGTAGCTGCTCCGTTTAGAACTGCAAATTTTGAAATTCACTTCGGTGTAGGCATTAAAGAGCACGAACAGATATTTGACTTATTGAGAAAGCATGGCCCTGAGGCTATAGGCGGAAATGAAATAGCTGTTTCTGGAACAGGTTCATGGAAAACGTTAAGTGTAACTGACACCAAAACCGGTGAAATCATTATTGAAAAGAAATTTCATAAACCTAAGTTTGATGAGATCATATCTAATCCTGAGTATGGCAGATTTATAGACGACCTGCTAGATAAGGCGATGGTAAAGAAGTTTGCCACAGATCCGCTCGATATCGATACTGAGTCATATATTGAAATTGAATCTATATCAGAAGCACTAAAAGATAATGAAGACAGCTAGTAATGATTTAGTATTAATAGTCGATGCCTTAAACTTATTCACAAGACACTTTGTCGCACATCCTGCGACCGGTGTAAACGGTGAGCACGTGGGCGGAATTGTTGGATTCATGTATGCTATAGCAGATTTTTCTGAAAGATTTAAGCCTTCTAAGGTGATAGTTGTCTGGGAGGGCGGAGGATCATCTAAGAAGAGGTCTATATACGGTGACTACAAACAGAAGAGACGTCCCGAAAAACTAAATAGATTCTACGAAGATGGAGAAATGCCAGATACAGTAGAAAATAGAAATCATCAAATCTCTACCCTGGTAGAGATAATGAAGAATTTACCAATAATTCAAATGTATGTTCCTGACTGTGAAGCAGATGATGTGATAGGTTATATTTCAAAATACACATTCAAGAATAACAAAAAGTTAATAATCTCATCTGATAAAGACTTCTATCAGCTTTTAGACAATCATACAATTATCTACTCTCCCACATGGAAAAAGCTAATAACTAGAATAGAAGTGACAGAAAAGTTTGGAATATCTCCAGAAAATTTTTGTCTGGCTAAGGCAATATGCGGAGATCCTTCAGATAATATTGACGGAGTAGATAGAGTAGGATTTAAAACGCTGGCCAAGAGATTTCCAGATTTTGCTCAATCATCAATTCTTTCCATACAAGATATAACTTCTAGATGTAAATTGATGCTTGCAGAGGGTAATAATTTAAAGGCAATTAAAAATATCTCGGAGTCTGAAACACTAATCAAGCGAAATTGGTCACTTATATATCTTGATACAGGAAATTTATCAAGTCAGCAAATTTCAAAAATAGGTTATACTTTTGATAATTTCAAACCATCAAGAAGCAAGATTAGCGTTATGAGAATTCTCATTAGAGAGGGTATTCAGACATTCAATGTTGATAGGCTATTTTTATCACTAAACCACGTAGGAAGAACATGAATTCATATTTTGGACAATATGGAAAATCATTCCAAGAAAAGATCTTTCAGGCATTTATAACTGATCAAAACTGGGCAGCTCAGATGATTGAGGTGATGACACCCACATATTTTGAGCAAAAGTATTTATGCTTTTTAACAGAAAGATATTTCGCTTATCACGAAAAGTATAAGTCATTTCCAACACTTCCGCTTCTCATAACAATAATACGAGATGATCTTCGTGAAGGTAATGATCTAATCTTAAGAGATCAAATAATTGAATTTCTTCATAGAATTAAGATGAATCCAGATCTTGGTGATCTTGATTTTGTGAAAGAAAAATCTCTTGATTTTTGCAAGAAGCAATCACTAAAGGACGCTCTTGAGCAAGCAGTTGATTTAATCGCGTCAGACAAATATGAGTCTGTTGTTGATCTTATGAAAAATGCAATATCTAAGGGAATGCCATCAACTTTGGGTCATAATTTTTTTGAAGATTACGAGAGCAGATTCACAGAAATAACTAGATTCCCATGTCCCACTGGAATTCCAGAACTTGATAAAAGAGGAATTTTAAGCGGAGGGCTTGGAAGAGGAGAGCTGGGAGTCATTACAGCACCCACAGGAGTTGGAAAATCACACTTCTTAGTGAATCTTGGAGCTGAAGCACTAACTCGTGGAAAGAATGTAATACACTATACATTTGAGCTATCAGAAAGAGCTGTCGGTATTCGATACGATAGCAACCTTTGTGAGATTCCAAGTAACGATGTAATTGATAGAAAGGAAGAAGTCCTTGCAGTGTATGAAAAAGCTGAACTGGGTCGTCTAATTATTAAAGAATATCCGACAGGATCTGCATCTGTGATGACAATAAGAAATCATATAGAGAAGCTTTTATTAAAGTCTTTCGTACCAAGCTTGATAATTATAGATTACGCGGATATCATGCGTTCTTCCCGTCGCTATGATTCTCTTAGACATGAACTTAAGCTGATTTATGAGGAGTTGAGAAATCTATCGATGGACATGAACGTACCAATCTGGACAGCGTCACAGTCGAATAGAGATGCAGCAAATGCATCAGTCGTGGGACTAGAAAACATGTCTGAGGCCTATGGAAAGGCCATGGTCGCAGATGTTGTATTATCCCTATCAAGAAAGCCGATGGAAAAATCGTCGGGTGTCGGAAGATTATTTGTAGCAAAAAATAGAGCGGGAAGAGATGGAATACTTTATCCTGTACTGCTTGATACTTCTATGTCAAAAATCAGAGTTGTGGCAAATAGTGAGGAGATGTCTCTTGAAGATGTTTTGAAAACTGATGCTCAATCAATGAAAAATCTTTTAAAGAAGAAGTGGAAAGAAGTTAACGGTGACGGTGACTAGCAGTAAATATTATTGTGGAGGACGAGAGGTGGTAAATTTTAATGATGCTCTTAAGAAAAGCATTGAATATTTTGATGGTGACGAGCTAGCTGCCAATGTCTTTGTTACAAAGTACGCTCTGTGCGACAGATCTGGAAACTTTTATGAAAAAACACCAGATGACATGCATCGCCGTCTCGCAAAAGAATTTTCAAGAATAGAAAAGAAATACAAAAATCCAATGACAGAGGAGGAGATATATGGTCTTTTCAAGGATTTTAAATTCGTAATCCCGCAGGGCAGCCCCATGGCTGGAATAGGTAATGATTTTCAGATTCAGTCTCTATCAAACTGCTTTGTGATTGAGCCTCCGTGGGATTCTTACGGAGGGATTCTTAAAACTGATCAAGAACTAGTCCAGATAGCAAAGAGAAGAGGTGGTGTAGGATTTGATATTTCATCAATACGCCCCAAGGGATTGTCAACTGCAAATGCAGCTAGAACGACTGATGGAATTGAAGTCTTTATGGATAGATTTTCTAATTCTTGCAGAGAGGTTGCTCAAGGCGGTCGACGTGGTGCGTTAATGATAACGATATCTGTTCACCATCCTCAAATTAGTGATTTTATAAAAATAAAGCATCTTCTCACAAGAGTTACTGGTGCAAATATCTCCATAAAGCTTAGTGATGAATTTATGTGTGCTGTTGAAGATGACACAGATGTAGAGCTAAGGTTCCCAGTTGATAGTGATGATCCCGAGATGAAAAAGATGATCAGGGCAAAGGATCTGTGGGAGGAAATAATAGAATCAGCGCACAAGACTGCAGAGCCCGGGCTTCTCTTCTGGGATACAGCTAAGAAATTAACTCCATCTGACATTTACGAAGATGAGGGATTTGGGTCTGTATCCACTAATCCATGCGGAGAAATAATTCTATCAGCATACGATTCATGCAGATTGATGCTAATTAATCTTAGCTCGTTTGTTGATAGGCCGTTTAAGAAGAATTCAAGATTTAATTTTAATAAAATGTCAGATGTAGCTCATAAAGCTCAGCGCCTAATGGATGACATGGTAGACCTTGAAATTGAACAAATCGATAAGATTATAGAGAAAATACACGCTGACCCTGAGCCAGAAAATGTAAAGAAAATCGAAAGAGACCTGTGGAATAATATACGTGAACAGGCTGTAAATGGTAGACGAACTGGGCT